CCTCGTTGTAAGCGATTACTGCGAGGAACAGTATACAGCTGAGCTTCCACGCTCTTGGACTGTTTAAGTAGGAAGTTTGACCTCATGCTTTCGCATGGGTAATCGTCCGGCCTGTCGGCCAGCAAAGAGTCGTTTGAACTAATAACGTTCTGCGACTTCGCCGATGCTACTCTAAGTAGCTCTTCCCAGTCCGAGTGAGGCGACACTAAATGTGTGGCCCTGCTCCGCCAACCGTACGCTTCGAGACGCTGGAGTTCTTTATTGAACCTCAGTTTAATCCCTTTGCGCCGGTTATATATACGCGGAACAACGTGTGCACGAACAAAGCAGATGCCCTTAGGTGGCCCCTCACTGATGTAAGGGGTCCGCCGGATTGATGAAATCCGGCGTTCCAAGAACTCTGCAGTCTCGTAATAGCCATCATTGTAAAAGGAGTTTGAATACTCCACATAACTTTGATAGCTCTCAGCGTGTAAACGATGACACCATACCGACGAGATTTTCGTTGGTGTGACGTCGACGCCTCTATAGGCGTCGCACCCACATGACTCCCTAAAGAAGTCATGGGTACAGCACTTATCCTCGTTCAGCAACAAGCCGAACTTTGGTAAGTACTCCCTGATAATACCCTGGTCTACGGTATTACAGATAATGTCATCGCCATAAACATAGACACTCTTCGCTGCAAGGTGCAGCGGGAGGCCACGTTTATTCATAACAATTGAGACGGATAACGCCCAGAAGATGAACGCCTCGACAGGAAAGCATACTGCTGATCCCATCGGTGCGAACTTCTTCAAGGGTATTACCCTTCCGTCAGGAAGTTTAGTGGCTTTGGACCGGGACGCATCAAGCGCCTCGACCCAGTTCTCGGGAAAAAGGTAATCAACCAATTTCTTTGAGACACGGTCACTAGCTTCCTTCATATCGAGCGTAGCTACTGTCCCCGAAAGGGACCCTTGCAACGCTAGCTCACGGTTCACATTCTGATCCGTGAAGTTAACCTGACCCCGGGTGGGGTAGGTCGACTCCAGAAGGTGTACAAGTACGTCCTTCTGGCCTTGCTGAATCCACTGTTTTTCAAG